ATGAGTTGGCTTTTGCTCGCCTGAAGGACAAAATTTCTTAGTTCTTCATTCGACATTCGCCGCAACTCCTATTCGCTTATATTTATATATATATTTAGCGAACTAGCGCATAACAACAAATTTAAAAGCGAGGCATGATCATGGTGTACAAACCTGGTCGATGCCTACTTAAGCAATTGCTTCATAGGATCAGTAAAGATCAGCAGTGGTTAAGTGACGTAACTGGTATTAGTAAGACCCAAATATCAGAATACGCCAACGATAAACGCACAATGATGTTAGCTACAGCTAAGACAATTTCGAAAGCCTTAGGATGTAGCATTGATGATCTATATGAATGGATTGTTATAAGTAGGTAAGAGTAGCGTTAGCTGCTCCGACCGAAGGTAAGTTCACTAAGTAGTAAACTAACAGCGCTGTTATTACCTCGCTCTTTAAAATGTATCACGATTTGTCGAAAATGGGAGTGCAATTAGTACTAATTATGATATGGTAAAATAATGAAGTTAGTAAAAAAATGTTATAGCAAGTACCTCAGCCGATGGGGATTAGATTAGAAGATGATTTCATGAGATTTATAATTTTTGTATTGGCAATTTTTATTACATACTCAATACTGAACCATTTTATCTTTAAGAAGAAACAAATTAATAGCACAATTAAAACTTGGATTGTGGTTTTTATTTTATTAGTTTTTTTAGGTATTGATTCTCTTGGTACTAAAATCTATGGTCATCAAATAGGAAATTACTTTGAGACTACAGGATATACCGCTGATTACTATGTAAATTTTTACAATAATGAGAATAATACTAAAAATTATAAGCTTAAATCTAGTATTACTAGAGATGAAGAAACTGGAGTATATATTCTTTTATCTGCTAACTGGAGAAACGGAGGTAAATTAACTTTTGAAAACAATGGATACGATACACCGCTTATTCTAAATCAAAAAGTTGAAATATACGATGATAATGACAAACGATGGTTTGTTGAATTAACAAATGTAAAAGCTAAGTAATGAGTTTACGAGAAGAGGTGATTTTGTGAATCGGAGAGTCCTTGGATATTTATTTTTGGGTATTGTCTTGTTTGTGGGAATTTTTCATTCATTTATATATATTATAGATTTTTCTAAATTCATAGATGCTAAATTCAATAAATCTAGTGACTATGAAATAAGAAAAGAAAAATATATCGAATCTGCTAAAAAATCATATGAATGGGGAAGAGTTTGGGGAGAAGATGCAGCTAAATCATTTGAATCCGGAATTGATAACTATACATATTCAAAAGATATGAGTAAGGAAGAAGTATATAATATAGCTAATCGAATTTATGACAATAGAGATATAGATTTTGTTTGTTTTGGTCCTGATGATGGTGACTGCGGGGATTTACCGACAGTTGATGAAATCAAAAAAAATTATTCGGTAAATTTCGGATCAGAGAATATGCCAGTGAATGCATTTAAATCAGGTTACATTGATGCATTTATCGAATTCTTCTTTTAGAAGATTAAAACCATATCCAATAAGGGTATGGTTTTTAAATTAAATCTCGCCTACAATACATCCAAAGGAGTGAGCAATATGAAAGGACATTTTTATAAACCACATTGTACATGCCCTAAAGATAAAAAATGCAAATGCGGTGCTAAATGGGCTTTTATCATTCCTGCTGGAATCAATCCGGCCACGGGAAAACGAAAACAAATTAAACGTGGAGGATTCGACACTAAGGCAGATGCTCAAGATGCTGCTGCTATCTTGCTAACTCAGCTTAAAGAAGGATCTTATGTTAAAGAATCTAATATTACTTTCGAAGAATTCTCTAAGCAGTGGTTGAAATATTATGAATCTACAGGAAAGGTTAAGCCAGGAACGGTTAGGATAAGAACCTTTGAAGTTAAGATGCTTACACCATACTTTAGATATTTGAAGATGAAAGATATAACTCCAGATGACTATCAAGAAGCTTTGAATGATCTTAAAGAAAATGGATACAAAGATGGCAAAATGAAATATGCCGATAATACGATCGATGGTGCTCACCGAACAGGAAGAATGTTATTTAAATTGGCAATTAAAAAAGGTGTAATAAAATCAGATCCTTCTCAATTTGCTTATGTGCCGAAGGAGATTCAAACCATTGAGGATATTGAAAAAAAAGAAAAAGAAATAAAATACTTAGAAAAAGAAGAATTAGTCCTGTTATTGGAAACTGCAAAAACAAAGGGATTAGAACGGGATTATATCATATGTATGATGTTAGCTTACACCGGGATGCGCGTAGGAGAATTATGCGCATTAAAGTGGAGAGATATTGATTTTGAAGAGAAGACTATCTCAATAACCAAAACCACTTACAATCCAACTGGAAAAATTAGAAGCTATCAGTTAGTTACACCAAAAACAAAAAGTGCAATTCGTACAATTGAAATAGATGATGATTTGATAAAAGCCCTAGAAAACCATCGAGCAAAACAAAATGAAGTAAAAATGCGTTATCGAAATATTTATCATGATCAAGATTTTGTTATTGCAAAAATGGAGAGCCATTATGGTTACCCTGAGTTTCTAACTCAAATCGGTAAGAGAATACTTCGCTTACTAAAAATTGCAGGACTAAGCACTGATATAACACCGCACTCATTTAGACATACACATACTTCACTTTTAGCAGAAGCTGGCGTAGGGTTACAGGAAATTATGGACCGGTTAGGACATAAAGATGATAGCACAACAAAAAATGTGTACATGCATGTTACAAAACCGATGAAAAAAGAGGCTTCCAAAAAGTTCGCAGACCTCATAAGAAGCATCTAATTTTGACCCATTGTTACCCAATTATTACCCCAACGCGATTTTATAAACCGGAATCCCTTTAAACAAGGCGTTTTAAGCTGAAGGTAAATCATTATTTCCATGCTTGCCCCTAATTGTAACATCTTTTAGTCCTTATTTGATACTAACGGAAAATCAAAGGTAATAAGTACTTTACCTCATTTTTTTCAAGATATGAATTGTAATATTTTATTGTTTTTATTAAATCATATTAGATCATGATATTACCCAGATGTTACCCAAAGTAATATTTTTATAATAATGTTCGATACAACAATAAAGCCATGCTATATCAGTATGGCTTTTTATGTCTAATACATATCATCCGTCATCGAACCCATGTCGATCCACCTATCTTTACCATACATATAACCATGTACGGTTCTTCCCTTACGGATATACGCATACATTCCTTCACGTGGTTCAGGAACTTCATCCCAGCTTCGGTAAAAGTCTCTTTCTTTTAGGTAAGACAAACTTGTAAAATACCACGATACTAATTGTTGATTACTACCGGCCATGTCTAGAATATCTTCAGGTGTGCAATTTATCCTCCTGCCGCTTTGATGCATGTAACGCGCAACTGGATCAGCTAAAGATAGGTTGTATTCGTCATGTGGTAACATACGATCACCTGTTCGTTTTTATTCCATAATAACACAAAAAAGACCCTGCCATAAAGCAGGGTCAGTAGTGGTCGGTGACTGGATGGACCGTCGAGTCATATTCGAAATGGTTGCAAAAAACTATACTTAATTGTAGATTGGTTGCAATCACATGATTAACTAGCCTTTTTCTTCTGTGCATTGTACTCCAGAACAGCTTTTTCAATTGCTGCATTAATTTCTTCTTCTGTAACCTTTATACCCAATTTACCCAGCCTATTCGAAGCATATATAAATGCTTGACTTAGCTTATTTCTGCTTGGTTCGGAGTTATATACTGTTTCGGCGTAAGCGAATGCCTCATTAGCAATTTTATGGAGTAATTCGCGTTGGTTGGCAGAAGTTTTAGTATCGATCCATACTTTAATTTTAGTTCGTAGTAAAGCAAATGAAGATAGTACTATTAATGCTAAGATGCCGACAACGTTCTTTATAATATCCTCAAGATAGGGTTGGATATATTCGATAATATTCACTTATATCACGCTCCTTTATAGATATCGACTCTGTTTGGATTAGCTTTATCCCAGAATATTTTTGCGCCTAGAGCATTACTGAAATCACGGGCTGTTACATAACCTAGTCCGTTGATTAGCTGTGTTTCTAAAGGTGTACCGTTAATAGTAACCTTTTTATTAGAATAACCAACCTGAGCTCCGTACAATTCTCCTATAGGTCGTGACGGAATCCATGTTGTATTCTTGATGTTGTATCCTATAAAGGTCTGATCTTCATGTGCTCGTACCGTCACTTCCATCTCTGGATATGGAACGTCTTTCTGTTCCGGACGGTCCTTTATCTTGAAATATTCAAATAGTGCCTTAGCAATCGCATCAACTACTTTATCCTGGAATGATGTATCAAATAGTTTAGCCTCGTCTTCACGGTTGTTGATAAATCCAACTTCCAATAAACAAGCTGGCATTTTTGTTTCTCTAGTTACGGCAAGATTGCCGAGTCTTACACCACGGTCTTTTAATCCAGTTGCTGCTGCTAAGTGTTTATGAATGATCTCCGTAAAGTCTTGGCAGCTTACACGTGTATACCATGTCTCTGTACCGCTGGCATTTGAAGTGCTGCTGTTAGCATGAATTGAAATAAAGGCATCAGCTTTCAAGTTATTAGCGATATGAGCACGGTAGTCTAGCTCCAGAAATGTGTCGTTTTTTCTTGTTAATATTGGCGTGATCTCACTACCAGTTAACCGTTTCTCAAGTTTCAGGGCCATTATTAATCCAAAGTCTTTCTCACGCGTCCCTGTCGTTCCTAATGCTCCGGGATCCTTTCCTCCGTGGCATGCGTCGAATACTACTATCTTCATGTGTTTGACCTCCTCCCGGTTTGTAGCCGGCTGTAATAAGTTCGATAACGTATTTGAGTTCATCAGATCCTGTACGTTTGATTTCGTCATAGGCCCATCTGCACAAGGTTCCACCCCCAAGGCGATCATGATTTTTTGTTGATTTTCCATAATGACTAACTGATTTCCCATGTAATTACGGACATCATTCTCCTCTGCAAACATCCAAGGGAAGAAGCGTTTCAATCTCTTCTTAATCTTCCTCTGCTTCAGCAATAGAAAAACAATAGCCCCTGCCGAAGACAGGGACCACCCATGTTTAAATAGCGTGCTTAGTATATCTATCAGAAAGTCGTACATCCTCCACCGCCTTTGGTACAAGGAGCATATCGCGTACTTCTGAACCGTACATATCACAGATAAAATCCAGTGTTACGTGAGATACATCGGTATAGTAGAGGTGCTCAGATTCGTCAAATTCAATCATTGTTCCCTCCATGAAAAAGAGGCCCGGAGGCCCCTAATTCTCGACTTTATTAAGTTCATATTCCTTGATTATGTTTTTCTTCGCCTTCTCTGATGACTTGGTGAGAGCTTTTTGAACTTTCTTAACCTTTGATGTTGTCTTTGAATCCGGATCTATTTTGCTAAGACGTTTTTTTGTTTCCTCTCCTTGTAGTTGTGACAGTCTTGAGAATTGTTCACCAGTAAGCTTATTACCTTGTACTGACTTTCCGGGAACACGTGGTGCAAGAGTTTCGTCACCGGTTTCAGTTATAAGATCAACAATCATTTTGGCCTCTGGAGAAAGTTTATAGCGTGATGGAAATCCTGGATTCAAAAGTACATTAAATAAATTGTTATCCTGATATGTTTGTTTCTCATTACCAAGAGTATCAAATTGTGCCGGCAACTGCTGAGCAAGTCCAGGTATTTTTGCCTGAGCTTTATTTAATGATTGTTCCAACTTATTTGGTGAATACGTTTCACGGCGAGTGTTGTCCATTAACTGCTTGATTTGATTAAGCATAGAAGGTGTAAATGATGACGGAACTTCTGACAATACATCGAGTATTTTATCTGATACGGTTTGTCCTGGATAGCCTTCGGCCGCCCTTGCTATTCCCTGTAATACTGATTGATCTGTTAGAGTATTCACACCACTTGAGACGTTATTTAACAGATTCATTCCAAGTCCTGCAGCGGTGTTACTATCTTTGCTACCTCTCATATTGGCTCCCATTGCAATACCTACAGATACAGGTTGAGCCCAGTCATAAGTGTATAAAAGATCACCTTCAAGTATTTTGGCATTGTCCGGGTTGAATCCACTCTCAACAAATCTTTTAAGAGCAGATAAATTCACTTGATACGCTCCTTTTCCTGCAGCTTGTTCCAGATTTCGAATGTCCTTATCACGACTTGCATCACCTGTGATTATTCCTTTGTCTAATAAAAAATATCCGAGACCAGAAAATCCAAACGTACCGATAATTGCGCGCGTCAATGCTTGTGTAACCTCTGCAGGAGCAGCTTCTGCACCTTTCTTCAGTATAGGTTTAGCAAGAATACTAGCGCTTCTTAGGAATCCAGCAGGACTGTATTCTAGTGCTCTCATAAGCAATGCACCCGGAGTCTTTGGATACTTCAATATAAGATCACCAATACCGAAGTCTTTTTGAAAGTTAAGTCCACGTTTAGTGGCTGACAATGCTTTAGATAGTGCATTATTATCCTGGAACGTTACGTATTTTCCGTATTCATCAGCAATTTGTATGATGTTGTCATCAGCTTTGGAGATAAACTTCTGTACATATTCCTTAGTAGGCTTTATTCCGCGGTTGATGGCATCAAGAGTTCCAATCTCTCCCAAAGTATTGTTATACGCCCTCATGTATGCGGCGTTATCAAAACCTCTTAGCGCAGCTCCTAGCGTCTTCTCCATGTAAGCTAATGGGTTATACTTACCTCGGAATGCCTGGCTTGCTAGATCGAATTGAGTTTGTAAACCGTTGATGTTAACACCTCTCCAACCTGCCTTTGCACCTTCCATGAAGTTTTTCCAGAATTGGCCCTGGTTGTTCGTCTTAAATGTAACATACCGTTCACCGCCTGTTAGTTTAGAACGAGCAATATCAATCGGAGTAGACAAGAGTTTATTCAACCGTTCTACTCGGTAAAACAATTCGTTACCTACAACGTTTCTGACGTGTGTTTTAGGATTAAGAAGCTGCCCCATAGTCTGAGCCGTGCTAATCTTTTTAAGAGTTGTAGGCCTATCTAGTTGCTGTAGAATGGCCTGTAAATCCTGAGATGCTAGGCGTTTCTCTTCACCGGACAAACCTGATACACGTTGTGCTAAGTTCATAAGTTGTTCTGCTTCTTCCGGAGCAATTTCTTTAGTTTTTATAATCTTTTCTGTTAGGCGTTCAGCGTTACTAATGGTTTGCTTGCTAACTTTTTTCGTGGATGTCTCGAACGTCTCTCGAGCACGATCATAAAGTTGGTTCAACATAGGTCGTATTTCCTCGCCAAGTTCCTTCACCATAGCCTCAGACCAATCAGCAAACTTAACAACACCCTTACCCATCTTAGCTGCACCAATAACGGCATAGTCGGCCCAAATATCTAATGGCATGGAGCTTACCTGTACACCACGTGATCTGAGACGCTCTTTCGCAGCCTGTTCCTGCGCATCAAGGAACGTAGTAACTGCTTCCCTAACACGCTTATCCTTTGGCTGTGCTGGTGCTTTTGGTGGCTTAGGCGGCTTAGTAGTTTCTTTGATAAATTGCTTAGATTCATTTACAAATCTTTTAAGTTGATCCGTCTCTACCGAAGTAAGTTTTTCACCCGATTTGGCTCGATCTAATATATCCATAACGTCATTTGATAAGTTCTTAACACCTGTCATTTTCTGAGTAGTCGCTGCAAGATCGGTTAAATCAGCAGCCATTTTTTCGGTTATGACAGCTTCCTTGGCGAATTTAGGAGCATTCTCATTCACTTTGTTAGCCAATTGTTTCGCATGTATCAGTATTCCTTCAGGCGTCAATTTATTGTAAATAGATAATGCTTGTATCGCTTGACCTGCTTTAGTCGCTTCTGTAGCCACCTTATCAGCGACAGATACGGCCATCTGATAATTGCCTTTTTGATTATAGTGATCAATCAACCGTTGGGCCATGACTGACTTGTCAGCATCAAAGCGAGAATCTGACAATACGAAACGTGTTGCTTCGTTAACATCATCAGAAATCCTGACATTAGCTTTCTGAACAGTCTCGGCGTTAGTAATTGGTGTGTAGGTAGAGTTAAGCTGTTGTGAAAATTCCTTCGGTGCCTTCTCTGAAGCTCTAAGAGTTGAAGCAAACCCGCGTTGTATAGGTTCTTGTGAAACCTGTTCTGTTACTCTTGCAATAGGTGGTTCAGTGATCTTAGGTGTTGTAACAGGTTCAACAAGCGATTGTACATCACGCGATTGTACTTCAGACAGTATATTTGGCCTTCTAACTATATCAGGTGCACCTGCGACTTCGCGCATACGTAAAGACTCACGACCGCGTTGTAAAGCATCAGGCGATATATTGCGTGGTCCTCTAAGAGCTCTCTGAAGGTCATATCCCATTTCATTTGCAACTTGATTTGCTACTTGTTCCAGATTCATGTTGTTCTTAATGTCATTGGCTAGATTGCTCATTTGCACATAGTCCATTTTACGGATCTCGTTTAATGGAATATCACCACCCATATTAGATTGAATCCATTTAGACAGTTCACGCGGACTTTCTAAAGGTGGTGTCATTCTCTCAATTACTACAGGTTTGATATCATTAAGTATGGTTTCTAGTGATGCCCCTTTTGAAACTCTCGCTATAGTTGGTCCTGATGTTTTCATGAGATTATTAAAATAGTTATCAACCTGCATTCCTGGTGATACATCAGCTTGACTGATTATCCGTGACGTTGGGACTGTTGGAAGTTCAGTATTATTAATACCTTCCATTAACGCTTGTCCAACTCTACGGTTATTCATGGCTGTTTTAATAGGTTGTGCGACTAATGGTATTGCTCCACCCAATGCAGCGCCTCCTACAGCACCGTACAAAGCAGATTCAGCAAGTTCCTTATTATCTGGCTGACCCATCATTAAAGCAGCAGCAGGGCCTTGTAGTGACCCTGCTGCGCCTTCTCTCATGACTTCTCTTGTTACTGCTTGCGCTGTCTGTGGTTTAATCTTGCCACCGACAGTTAATGTATTTGCTATTGCACTCTCAGCCTTTTGTAACTTAGGAGATGTAGCGATTACATTATCAACCGCGTTGTATGGTGCTGCGATAGGCCCGGAGCCGATAGGAGCACCAGTTGGAGCGGCTAGAGCAAGCCCACTTCCTAGAATATCTGCAATCTTGTTAGCCGTAGCAGACTCTAATTCTGGACGGACGGTAACTGGATTGCCGCCGCTCATTATATAATCAGGCATACTACCTACTCTGGAGATAAACTTGCCTGGTTCAGTATCGTAGAATAAGCCAGTTAGATATTTAGATGATTCCTTAATAGGAGCCGGGAGATTTGATACTTCAATATCCCTCATTCTTTTTTGGTATTCAGTCTCAGGTTTCAGTGATCCGAACTTTTCCGTTTGTTTAACCACATTGTTGAATGAATTCATCTTAAATTCTTCAGGGGTCATATTTTGTATTTGCGACATTGCTAAATCTCGTTGTTGTTGATCTTGTTTTTGTTTCTGTTCTCCCTGTTTTATCACTGAATCAATAAGGTTCAACGGTTTTGCAGCCTCATATTTTGGAATCAGGTCCGACATTTTATAGTCGCCCTTAGTATTATCTACTGGTGTAGGTGTTGGATTAGATACCTTTGGTCTTGTATCTGGAATAATACCCATGTCCATCCTAAGATCGTTGTATTTGCTGCTAGAAATAGGATCGTTACTTGATGATATGTTCTGTTTATCTAATCCTTTAGCCGCTCTATACTGTTCAATTTTTGATTTCGATTCATCTTCTGGTTGTAGTCCCATGGCTTTTCTTAATTCATCATACTTTGACATTCCCACACCTCACTTTAATACCATTTGTTTTTATCCCAAAATTGCAGTGCTTTTTCAGGTGTTCCATAACGATCCTGTATATATTTAAGCCCAGCTAAAGATTGTTGGTATGGATCACTCCAGTCTACCTTGCTACCTCCGTAATTCTTCCTGGTCCCGTCAAGAAATTGAAATAACCCCTTAGCGGTAGATTTTGGATTCTTCGCGTTGGGGTTAAATGATGATTCTCTTGCTACAAGTTCAAGCGTAGGTTCAAGCCAATCTTGGGAAAGACCAAGATCCGAGATAGCTTTACTAACCGAGTTCTTTGCCGTCTGATAATTTGCAGGATTGGCCTTTGCGTCCTTCGCTGCTTTGTAATAGTTGTTATAGGCCCCGGAGTTACCGGGGCTACTCAGTTTCCCGAGTAGCCATTTTCTTTAATGAATTTTTTATAATTATCTATATCGGTTTTGTAAATACTGTATTGACCAAATGCTGAATCAGTATCGTTATCTCCATATTTCCCAGCTAGAACAGTTGCTATGACTTCATTTTTGTTTATGATGTTCCCGTCTTCATCTCTTTGAACTATTGGGTTAACATATGTTTTTGTATAATCTTGAATTGACATTGATTGTCCTGCTTTAGCTAGTGTATTTGCTTCAGCATTGACAATATCTTTGTTTTGATCCCAATCAAACTGATCTCGAGAAAGTGCTAGATTAGCCTGTCTATAAGCATTCTGATTAGACTCTTGTAACTGATTAAGGGCATAGTTCAGACCAAATTGTCGTGCATCCTCATCAAATTTCATTTGCCACTGCTTATCTGTTATCGCGTCCCTAGCCTTCTGATAATCGAATTGTTCTTTCTGCATATCAAGTTGTTGCCCTTGAAGTGTTCTTCCTGGAGTATTTTGTGAAGCAACATTGTAACTAACATTAGGTCCATACTGTGTAGGATCCAGACCGAGCATAATCATGTTATTTCTCACTGCATCAGCCTGTTTAGTTAATACATCACGTTGCTCCTTAGTCGTTCCTTTAACCTCTGCCTGTTGTTTCAGGCCAAGTAATGTATTAATAGCTTCCTGCTGTGCTGGAGTTAAATACGTACCAGTTAAAGCAGCATCAGCTCGAGCGTTATCATATCCTCTTTGCTGTTCACTGGTAACCGCATTTAGTGCGTTATATACGTTACCGAGTTCTGTCTGTGATCGATTATCAGCATATGACTGTTGGCTCATTAAAGGCGACAACAAGTTAGAGATGTTGGAATACTGCTGTTGCTGTCGCTCTCTCTCAGCCGCCAAGATTGCTGGAATCACCTGAGTTTCAAGATACTCCGTTTGCTCGTTCTGAATACCCTGAGCGCGTTCTCCAAGCGCTGTAGACCTTCCGAATCCAGATGATCCCATGGATTCCTGAGCAGCTCTAATGCCCTGCTGGGCGCGTCTGTCGGACTGTGCCTGATACGCCTTATATTCTGCTGTATCATATGGATCAGATACTTGCTGATTTTTAGCAAAATCCATTAAATACTTGATCGTATCATCAATTTGTGATGTGTATTGATTCGTTGGTAGATTCGTATTATTGACAATTTGATTCTGTAAATCTCCGATCCGGTAGTTGCTAAGAGCATTTTTATAAGTAGTCGGGTCCGTATAAGTCGTTCCATTTACATTCGCCGATGGCGTAACAAAGGGTTGGTTATTTAAGGTCACAGTGCCATTGCTATACCCTATCGAACTAGGGTTATATCCAGATGATTGTAATGCCGATCTTACTCCCACACTTCCAGGTGTGACTGTTGGAGCTTTATAACTCGATGTCGTAGTTGGTGTAGTTGGTGTAGTTGCCTTAGGAGCAGAATAACTATTCCAAGCATTATTAAAATTCTGAGCACTGGTATAAGCTGATCCATTGTAATTCTTGTCTGCTTTCATGAAATTCTGTCCATTTACTGTGACATAACCATTCTTATATCCGATTTGACCATTGCCTATTCCTTTGTCATTCAAGGATTGGCGTATACTTTGGTCATATACATTTGCGGCCATAGTCTCACTCCTTTGTAATACAAAAAGGACCCTCTTAATGAGAGTCCTTTATGATATAATATTTTCCAGATAACGGGGTGGGTGTCACGGCGTAGCCTTCTGTAAGGGAGGTGATACCCTGACAACTCTTGGTGCGATTTACTTTGTCCTGAAAGTAATTGCTACAATACTAAGCCTTTGGTTTAGTAGTCGTAAGCTATACCGATGGGCTAGAAAACGTAACAAGCGAAAACCCACCGCTAAAGGTTGACCGCCTACGGTGGGTTTTCGTATCGCTTTGATGCGCGCCGTGAGTGACTCACTTCCGTTATCAAGGGAGGGTAGCGCCTCCCTTATTTAATATAATCAATTATACATTATTTAATGCTTCCTTTAAAGCAATTTCTTCTTAAAACTCTGTTAAATACAATCAAAAGTTCTTCATGACTGCCCCGTTCTTCTCCTTGTATTTTCGTAGATGATTAACAGTAATTACAAATAGAAAACCATCTTTACCATTGATAACAGCAACACAGTTTTGCTTGCTGATTCATCGTGTTTTCCCTTCAAAAACTGGTAGATTAGATAGCTCCTTCTTTAACCATGGGACATTAATATTTTGTTGCTTGCACCTTTTTAGTGCATGTCGAGAAAAAACTACGTTCACGGACTTTGCAGCTCAGCCAGTTGAGATTCGAGGTCGGCGAGTTGTTGTTTATATATTGGTAGGTTGGTTTCTGCTTCATCAAGAATTTTTTGGGAATTATTAATACGTTCTACATACATTTTATACATGTCTTCATCATAATACTCAAAATTAGCAGCCTTTTGCTTCTCAAGTGCTTCCGCCATTTCTTTACTACGCTCTATCATTCTTAACATCGCGTCTTTATCTCCTATTACATTTTCCGCACTGCGAATCTTTCTATTCAGTTCACTAATCTGCTCCTGTAATTTTTTCGTTTTCTCTGAGTTGTCTATTGTCGGAATATCATTAATAGGAAATTCTGACCCACTGGACAATGTTACCTCTTTTGCATCCACTTTCGTCACTTCCAATCCCATTTCATTTGCAGTTACTCTCAACGGAAGGTATGTCGTTCCATTGATTACTGCACCTTGCCCGATTGATTTATCATCAATTTTTACATTCAATACATTCCCGACTCTACTTCCTAAAAGTTTGCTTGTAGCCGCTTGAATTTGCGGTGTGAATGTTACTGCTGCCCCAAGTATAAAACCTGCCAAAACTAATGAAAAATTGCGAATATTCTTCATATGCCGCACCCCATTGTTATATTTTGGCACTATTATATCATACTATCGTCTTTATTTGTCTGCTTTAGAATCTAGTTGTTTACGCAATGATTCTCCTGTATCTATGTCATATAGTTGAGAAAACGAAACCCACACTTTCCCTGAATAACTAGGGCTTAAATCAATATCGTTAGATGAACTAAGCATTAAATTCTTAGTGGAATGCAATAGGGACTGCGTACCCTGTTGATATAAAAAAACACTTTCGCCTCCACCTGACACAGAGAACTGAGGAGAGCCGTTTGCCGGACCTACAGCGGCCATTTTTATATAGCTACTAGGAGATGAATACGTAGCAAATATGTTTTCTGTGTTACTCATTTCTGCGCGCGGATATGATTGGCTCGTGGCTATATATGACCCGAATATCTGAACCGCTTCGATTAGCCCAGCAGTGATATGCCCTAAATTAGCAGATATAGCTGATAACTCATTTACCTCTATTTTATCAGCGGTTACTGAGTTAGCAGCTATCTTATCTCCTGTGATTGTTTCGGCCTCAATTACTTTGGCGTGTAGGGATCTTATATTCAAGGTATCTAAAGTCAAAAGTAACTGCCTTAGGCGCTGCACAAGATCATTAATCTTTATAGTCACGTCATTGAAGTCTGCAAATGGTGGAAGTCCTGATATATCCGGAACTGGCATGTTGATCACTCCTTAATATTGAGTTGGTTGAATACGTGAATATCGCTGAATTTCTTGGATCATGGCTGGTCCAGTGCCGGTTAAACGGTAGGAGTAGTAATTACATAAAGGGACTGTATCAAGCGGTACAATTAGATTTTTATTCTGAGTGTTTCCGCTGTTACCGATAGGATCATAGTCGATGTTATACCATTCTGTTCCGTCATCCCTTGGCGATACCTCAACCTTTAGCGTGGATCCAGAAGGGAATAGACCAAGCATGTGCATCTCCCATAATTCCTTCTCAGCTTCCTTTATACCGTCATCGAACGGCCTACTCTGGACTTTCCACGGTATTGCCTGACCTGAGTCTGTCGTTCCATCGTTCATCTTGTACGTTTGACCAGATGAATCACCTGTATAAGCCACTCCATCAAGCGATACAGCCCAGTTCATACTTGGGATACTCGTACTATATGGAAGCCATTGGCGTTGCTCGTAGCTGTACACTAGGCACGTATCTGGATATGTGTTCGATCCAGTAGGGATACAAAGGTAATACCGGTTATTTACGGTGAATGCAAAGGAATTCTCAACTGCTGATTTATTGATTTGGTCGATGTACTTTTTAATAGGCGATCCTACGCCTCTGGCTGAGTCTCCAGCGCCTACATACACATCATCCATGCCAAGCCACATTAAGTATGGTCCTGCCTCTACAAGCGTCTTAGAAGCCACACAACCGATACTCCCAGGCATAGGTACAAGTCGGTAGGCAAGGTCTGCTGAACCTGTATGATAGATAATGGCATAAGAGTCCTTTTTAAACACCCATATACCACCGTTGTAAGAATACAGTCCAGTTATAGGGCCGCCTGATGGTGTGTAATACTGCACAGTTCCACTATTCTCTGCAGCCGTCCAGTCTAATGCGTCCTGGAACTTAGAGTAATATACATAATCCTCTTCTCCACTCTTTCCAGCTACATAAGCCCGTAGATTGTCTGTGGTGATGTACTTTCCCTTAGGCATCTGAGATATTGCCGTTATGCTGCTGCCGTTCCAGTAGTAACCTCCATTTGTCGGGTTCAAAAGAAGAAGTGCAGCTCCCTTAACATCAAAGTTGGCTGCACTCCATTCTATATTTGCGTATGATCCAGAAATATCTGTCCAGGTTGTTCCCGTGCTGTTGTACTGCAATTTTGTGCCTACCGCACGGACCATGTGCTTATTTCCGTATCGCGTGAGTAGGTTCGTTTTCGCCCCTCCGCTTGATCCATAATTTGTACGTCCTTTGCGTACTTGTAAGGCAGGGTAGTTATCAAAATCAAACCCATATCCATCGATCATCGTATTTTCATCAACAAAAAAAGGACTATGCTCCGTATCTAGTCCCTTTGAAAAGTTATTTGCTCTTCTTAATTCGCTGCCTCTCGGTAGTGACTTCCATATAGCCATTACCAGCACCTCCGACCGGATGATACCCGCGGCATATTATCAATCGGCTGTGTCCACTCAGGCTCCGCTAACTTAGTTTGCCATGCGTAATCCGTGAGCTTTTCCTCTTTATCGATGCTGTAATTATTTTTCATAACCACATCTTTGCGAGCTTCAGCAATTCTTTCTAAGATACCAAGCTTAAGGATTTCATGGTATCTCACAGGTAAATTAACTTTATCGTTCAAGTTATCTTCTGTAATTGAGTCCAGAAAAGAATCACAGAATATCAATATTGGAATGTTATCTATGATCTCTCCAGGTATGTTGATGTAAAACATTTGACCTACGATAGAGTACCAATGTGAATTAACCTCAGTAAATTGCATATCGTCTACCCTGACAAAAGGGATTTCAGTATATACGTCTGAGTTCGTTTTTTGACATGTTACCGTCTTGATCCTTGTCACGTCCATGTTATCCGGAAGGTTGTAAAAGTGCTCATGATAGATCGTCTGTATTAGGTATGGTAGTGAATCTAATTCAATAACTTCATAAATTTCACCAATAGATTCATTCAACCAAACGAATACTTGTTTATCCGTGAATGTATGACGGTATCTTAATTTTACATCGTCTAAAATATCTTTATAGGTAGCCATATCTGCCCACCTTTCTTAGATTATAAAGAATAATCCATGTGTAGTGTAGTGAGGTCCTACACAGTAACAGCACCAACGTCTGACGCTCGGTAAGCGCCATTATTAAGCCAGTTGACAAAGGCCGATGCTGCGCCTGTTTGGTTAAGGCTACCACCTGCGTTGTTGGCTAAATTTGCCCCTACTACGACATTACGGTCGCTATCGATCTCATACCATCCGTAGTTGCTGTTGTCGCGCACTTGCACGTTGG